TGTTTCTTTTCCCACTCATCGGGTCCGACCAATATCCCCGTCCATTCCAGTTTCATGTCATTAAGCTTGTACTGGAACCCGGAACGATCCGAAATCCCTAACGCAAACTTTCCTAATGCAAATTTAGCCATTAGCTACCTATTTTAATCAATACATTTTACAGGGACGAACACCTCGAATAGCTCTACCAGCCCCTCGGACTTTCCCCCCTTTTTTAAACTTCAATGGAGCGCCTTCTCTTGGTACAGGCACCTTTCCCGCTTGTTTACGCAATTCCGAACCAGCCATTCTTGCACTTTCTTTAATATCAAGTTCACGCTGTTCACGGGGACTACGCACCCTGTGATAATCCGTATCCACCCCCCGCTCTTCTGTAGTGCCTTGCCGCTTCCTCTTCTCAATAGCTTTATCTCGCTTCTTAATTAAGTCTTTCGCTTTGGTAACTGCCGCTTTGCCGTATTTTTTCACGGCCTCACGTGTACCTTTGGCAAGTAAAAATCTGGCGGTGGCGGTTAGAACCGGTAATGCTGGAAGAGGCATAATATTTTCTCCTGAGTGTCTATCTAGTTAAACCTCGAATACGACAGACCGGGCTGAATAGTAAAGGACGCCCTATCACGGTCTTCCACCGCTGCCCTGTCAAATTCTTCGTCATAAATCGTTTTTAACAATTGTGTACGATCCGGCGCTCGTTTAATTGACAGATAATAAGCCAAACCTGCTGCCAAACACGGATAAAACCTAAAAGGCACCTCAAACGTATTGGTATAGGTATCTGCATCCTGAACCCGGGTTAATCGGTTAAAAATAATAATATCGGTATTGTTATCTGGAACAGGCCATACTTTTAGCTCCGGCGTAATTAACCTATTCAAAAAGAACTGATCTACACGTCCTGTAGTAGTTTTATTGGGAATGGTCAGATAATCATCCCGACTTACCCGGGGTACAGAATAATCAGTGTTGTTCCGCCGTACTACCGTACTTAAAATATCAATAGTGCTTTGTACATCGGCAAAATCAACGGCTGCTGTCAGTGTAGTCGTAGCACCGCTGCTTCCACCGGTTAAGGTATCAGCGGTAGTAAAGAGTCCTACCGGAATGGTAATAGCGAATGAAGTAGCAGAGGGTAGGTTTGTTATAGAACAGGTAGCTGCGCTGACACTCCCGGTAATGGTTTCACCAACTGAAAATGCACCAGAAGCCCCTACCGTCATGGTCAGGGTTCCACCGGGATATACCCTGATCCCTGAAGCCGTCGTGATACTGGTTTGTTCAATCGTCCACTGGTTTAAGCCCCGATTCGCCCATTCCGCCAATAATAGATTCAACGAGCGTTTTGCCGTTTTCAGGTCATAACCGGTCCTGACCTCAAGGCCACACCGTTCAAACGCTTCTTCGATGTAATCCGCGACATCTAAGCCAAAATCAGTGGAACTGGACGTTGCCATTTTTTAATCTCCGGTAATAAGATTCACGAGTTTTATAGATATCTTCCCCATTAAACCTTTCAAGGTGCTTATCATAATACTCAGTGTCTTTAAGCTTCTGTGAAGCTTCATGCAGCTTACTCAAGCGTTGAACAAAAATCAGGGCATAGGGATCGCCTGTTTTTGATATAAATTCAACGTCGTACACTTCGCCATATTCAACATCATCTGGATGAACTCCCATTAACCAGATGTCCTTATCAATGAAGATCCCTTCTGCAATCGCGCCGTTCAACCCTTCTAAATAATAATGAAACTCTTCTGCCTCTTTAAACACAAGATCCACTACAATTACTATGTCAAAGCGGTCATCAAACGTGGAAATAATAGTAGTAAGGTCCTGAAAGCCGGGAGAATCCTTAAACCCAATTCCTACCTTTTTCTCCGCCCAAGCAGCCTTTGCATAAGGACACGGCGGCATATTGGAAAAATTAGGATTAACTTGCTCCAGTGCCACGGAGGACCACTGCCTTATCTCTTTGCGTATTGCCTCTTCCTTATTCATCTACCTTAGTTATAAAACACAGTAAAGGCGGTTACGTCAGTGGTCGTAAAGTTCACATACGCGCCATCACTACACAAAACCCCCTCATCTGGAATATCCGGATAATCGGCGGTGCTGGCAGTGCCCGAGGTCATAAGCTGCATAACCGTCGTGCCATTAGAGGCTCCGTTTTTAAAGTCCAGAACTCCTGCCGCAGCACTATTAACAAAGTAGATGCCCCGTAAACGAGTACGTCCTGCAAACACTACCTGATTGACCGTAGTTCCCGAACCCACTGTTACTGACCCACTCGTAGCACCATCAACAGCTACTTGTGTGACTGTCTTAAAGAGAGCTGTAGTTGAAACCGTGGCACTTACTCCAGGTCCTGCTATGGCTTCGGTAACCGCCGTACCGTCTGTAGCCGTGCCTGTAACCGTAAAAGTTTTGCCTGTTTCACTCGCTCCACCAGAAGTAATAGTGACGTTTCGAGCGGGAACCAGCGTAGCAACCCCCGCAGTTGCCAAAGCGCCGTTAATAGTCAAATCACCTGCGCCCCCCGGTGTCTGGGTCGTACATATTCCGTTAGGATCAGCCGCTGCTAAATCACCAGGAACGATATAGGTCGAAAAAGTATCTGAACCTGCCATAACTTACTCCTTGATTTCACCACGTAAAACCATTGCTTTATAAGCAGCACTATTAGGCGGAGGTAAGGTCCCGGTTGCTTTCTTTGGAGCCGCTTTCTTAGGAGCCGCTTTCTTAGGAGCCGCTTTCTTAGGAGCCGCTTTCTTAGGAGCCTTTTTAGTCGCCATTAGTAGGTAACCCCACGATCAACCGCAGCCATTATGTAATCAACACTCATGCTCTTAGTACCCGTAGCATCCCCTGACACTTCGACAGCAGCCGGGGTCATCAAGCTAGTGGGAATATTAGTGGTATGCGTACCAACCAACTGTCGGTTGTAATAAAACTGAACCGTATCAGTAGTTGTACCTTTAGTGCCAATAAACCCTACAGTGACATAAGTGTCATCAGTCAGGTTATAAGCAGCAGCAAGTTCTGTCTCTGTCTCTGTGTCAGATGCTTCTGTGATTAATCGAGTTAGAGACGAACCATCGTCTAACTGAAAACCTATCCGGTTTGAAGCAGTAAAAGCAGCTTCAGGATTAGTAGCAAAATTTTCACAAAGCCCTATCCAAATATCCATCTGCCCCACACCAGAACCGGATGTAGAAGAAGCAAAGAACCGGGCTTCAAAAAAGAGTTTTTCTCCAGCAGTCGAGGGCAACTGAAATATCTCATTACCCTGAATCGAAGCACCGTCATTATCAGTAGTAGCTTCCGAAGTAAGCGCCAATACACCTGTAGCCGTATCAGCCGAGAGAGCAGCGGTAGCACTGGTGTCTTTTACCACCGTCCAGTCATTGGTAGCATCTAGAAGTATACCGGTGAAGTCATCGTACAAAACCGCCTGATCAGGCCAAACCCCAACTTGGAGGTTTTCAAGCCCTTTACGGGCAGCGGAATAAAGAATTGGACCTTTAAAATGAGTAGCCATGTAAGCGTCTCCTGTCGTGGCTAGTGTCTATCTCGGGATGAGATAGTCAGGTAACAGGATCAGTATACCCAAATAAAAAAAGGGCGACAAGAATGCCGCCCTTTTCTTAATACATTGCTGTATCTATGCGCCGGGAGTACCAAATACACATCTCCAGTCAGACACGCCGAAAGAATATCTTTCACGTGCCTTGAACCGCATATTACCAGTGTCAAAGTCCCCTTCCATCGCTGTTTTCAGCGGAGTACGGTTGAAGAGCTTGAACCCATTTGGACAGTCAGTTTTAACGAAAAACGCATCTGCATCAGTGAAAAAGTGGTTAACCACGGCTCCCTCTGGAAGCATTCCCATTGATTTCATTGCGTTTATGTCGTTATCCGCTGTGCCCGGACGCAGATTAGAGTTAATAATCCTTTCCGCGATAAATTGAAGTTCTTTAGGAATCAACAATTTAGTACCACGTACCGCGATCTTCAGACCACGCTCATCGGTAAATCCTGCAATTTGGATGAGGATCTCTTCAAGAGAAGTCTCATTCAAATCAGCAGCAGTCGCCAATAAGTTGGTCTGGCTACCCGATAAGCTTGGGTGAGCTGCGGAACACAGTGCAGCGCCATCGCCTATGGGAGAACCGGTAGAAAAAGCATTGTTCATTACCGTCGCACCTTTAATCTGCTTGGTTTGAGACATTGAACGTGCTAGTGCCCGAGTGTAGCGTTTAGCAAGACTATCATAAAGATTGTCCTCTACCGCTTCCTCGGTGATGCTAAAAGCTAATGCAATGGTTTCCATTGTGTAACGTGCAGTATACGTCTCCTGCGCGTCATCAAAAGAAATGGCACTACCTTCACTCTTAACAGGGGCCGTTCCGAAACCGGACAGCATCACTTCTTCTTCAAAAGCTCTGTCAGAGCTTTCAGATTCAAAGATTTCTGCTGCTTCGTCTTCATAACGGTCATATTCCAACCCAAATAAGGCATTCAGGCCGGGTTCTAGTTCTTTCGCTAGTTGAGCGCGAGAAATAGTCATCTAGGGCCTCCTTATAAACCGGTTGAGTCAGCAGTCGTCTGTGAATCAAAGCGACGAGTGCCAGCGTTAAAGTGAGCGTTTAGCCGTACTATCAAGGGAATTCCCGCTGCGGTGTAATCACTATTTGCGTCATCATCTACAATACCGACAATACGCAAAGGTAATGTTGCTGTAGTGTTAACACTCGACACACTAGCCTGAGAATTGGATTTACCTGTATCGGTAGAACCGGTACGGGCAGATGTTCCCAAATCAGTGTTAGCAAAAATAGTTGCTACCGCAGTAGCTCGGCTGGTTAAAGAAGCATCCGAAGATACCTGGAACAACTGGTTTGGATTATCAGCGACATAAGCGCGGACAGGATAATTCGTGTCCACACTTACTGCGCCTGATCCGGGCCAGTAGTCCAACCATACGGGTTGCTTCCGAACGGAGTCTTGGTACATAACACCAGTTAAAACACCCAGTGCTTGAGTTGTACCCCCCGCTGTATCACCTGCATAATCTATGTACCCAGTGCTAAGTGGAACTACGATTCCGCCATTATAGATAACATTAGTGTTACCACTAGCGATTTCGTATTCAGTGACACCCGTTGAATTGGGACCACTACCCACCATACCAATAGGACGTAGACCATAGGCAGTTTCTTGGTTTGCCATAAGACTAATCTCCTAAGAAATTAAAGGTCACTCTTTACGAGGACCACCAAAAGTTACACGAGATTGACGGTCAGGTTTACTGATCGTCATAGAAGAGTGGCTGTTTTCTCGCATCAGATTATCATCTACAGCTTGCTGTAGATCTTTGGCTCGACCATGGTAATAAGCATTTCTTTCTTTTACCGTTTCGAGTGGTATACGAGCTAACATTAACCCTCCAACCCCAAAAACACCTTCGTATTTTCCTGATTCAACAACCGGAGACTCGAAATCCGGATACTCTGAGGCTCGAACAAGTTCGTAGCCTTCTCGTAACCTGGCAGAAACATTTTTCGTGTCTTGAAAACCACGTGCTTCTGCGCGAATCCATCGATGTTTGTACCCTTCGGGTGCAGGTGGTGCGTCCAAACTAGAGGCGGGTGCCCAAGGTTTCCTCTGGGCGTTTTTTTCTCTAGTTTCCGTTGCGCGAGGAGTTTTTGCGGTGCCCTCAAACCCTTTCTTGCTTGTA